AAATGGATGGAGTGGCGCAAGAAGAACGCGCGTCGTCGTTGACCGTATTTACTCCCGGCTTACGCTGTGGCTCACCGAACGGAGCGCTTTTAAGCGCTTCCTTCGGGAACACAGGCTGAGGCGAGCCGCAATCGCCGGATTGGCCCGTCAAGTTGGTCTCCGCAGGGCAGAGACAAGCCGCCAGCAATGGCTTCTTTGTTTTTGCCTTGGGAGAGATTGATATGGCTAACAGCCTGTTGACTATCAACATGATCACCAACGAGGCGGTGCGTCTGTTCACGCAGACGAACGCCTTCCTGCGTTCCGTCAACCGTCAGTACGACGACCAGTTCGCGCGCGATGGCGCCAAGATCGGCAACACGCTGCGCATCCGTCTGCCGAACGACTACGTGGTCAACACGGGTCCGGCCATCACGCCGCAGGGCACCAACGAACAGAACACGACGCTGACGGTTGCCACGCAGGCAAACGTCCCAGTCTCGTTCGGCACGGCTGAAAAGACCATGTCGCTCGACGACTTCAGCGAGCGCATTCTCGCGCCGGCCGTCAATCGCCTGGCTGCATACGTCGCGAACGACCTGATGAGCGTCGCCGCTTCGTCGTGCAACATCGTCGCAAAGTCGAACGCCAGCGCATCGCCCGATGCTGGCACGTGGCTTCAGGCTGGCGCGGTGCTCGATCAGACGCTTGCTCCGAAGATGGATCGCAAGATCATCCTCGATCCGCTCACGCAGGCTCGCACCGTGCAATCGCTGGCCGGCCTGTTCAACCCGCAGCGCAAGATCGGCGACCAGTACGAAACTGGCATGCTGACGACCGACACGCTCGGCTTCGACTGGATGTCGGACCAGACGACCCAGATTCACACGGTCGGCACGTTCTCGGCGGGCACCGTCAACGGTGCGGGGCAGACGGGCAACACGCTGGTCACGAACGCGATCACGGGCACGCTGAACAAGGGTGACATCATCACCATCGCCGGTGTCAACGCAATCAACCGCCTGACGGGCCAGTCGTACGGCACGCTGCAACAGTTCGTCGTGACAGCCAACGTTTTGAGCGGCGCGACGTCGATCCCGATCTATCCGGCGATCGTTCCGGCTCCCGCTGCGTTCAATACGGTCACGGCATCGCCTGCCAACAGCGCGGCGATCTCGTTGGTCATCCCCGCAAGCACGTCGTATCGCCAGAACCTCGCGTACTACCCCGAAGCGTTCACGCTCGCAACGGCTGACCTGGTCATGCCGACGCAAGGCGTGGTCGAGTCGGCGCGCGCGGAGTTCGACGGCGTCGCAATGCGGATGATCACCGCGTACGACGTGATGGGTGATAATCTCATAACAAGGCTCGATTTACTGTATGGGTACGCGGCGATCCGTCCAGAGTGGGCTTGTGTAGTGGCAGACGTACTTTGATGTAACGCATATGGATATTCTGGTGTAGGTGACGGATAATGCGTTTATCCCACCTCACCGGAGTATCCAGATGGAAACGAAATGTAGTGTTGAAGGTTGCGAAGACCGGGCTAGAAGCAAAGGGTTGTGCCAGAAGCATTACGTAAAGCTGTGGCGCAGCGGCACTTTGGAAAGCCTCTTGCCTGAGAAGTACGGCAGTAAGACAAAGCATCCGCTGTACATCACCTGGTCCAAGTCGCTGGACAAGATGTGCGACGAATGGAAGGACTTCTGGAGGTTCGTCGACGAAATCGGCGATCGTCCGACAGATGGCAAGTATCGGATCAAGCGCATTGATGAGTCGCTGCCGTATTCGCCGTCGAATTGTGTGTGGAAAAAGGTCGAGGTATCGCAGAAACCGGGCGAAACGCTGGCGAGTTATCACAAGCGTCGGGATGCAACCCGAGTGAGACCAAAGACTTACACGCATGCCAAAGGGCTGAAGGCTAATCACGGCATGACGATGGACGAATATGCCGCGATGTTCGAAGCCCAGAAGGGTCTTTGTGCGATGTGTGGGCGTCCAGAGCGCAGAGAAGGAAAAGATGGAAAGCCGATGCGGCTCGCCGTCGATCACTGCCACAAGAGTTTGAAGCGTCGTGCGTTGTTGTGCGCCGCATGTAACACAGCGTTGGGGCTGCTCGAAGACAGCGTGGACCTGTTCAAAGCGGGAATCGCGTATCTGGAGGGCCACAGCGAATAGATGTCTCCTCCGGTGGTTCAGGGTTAGGCCGGGGCGATCCCCGGCCATTTTTTTGGAGTTTTCATGCGCGCTACCTTCGAACCCAAGATGGTCAACATGCGCAACTTCACGGCGCCGTACACGTTCGTCGAGTATCCGAAGCACGTGACGCTGCCCGATGGCTCGTATGTCGTGGTTAACAACCCCGAAGAAGAAGCCGCAGCGATGGGCGAGGAATCGGCGGGAGAGGAAGGCGTCGCGAGTCTGCGTGAAGCACTGATGGCAGAAGCGCGCGAGCTTGGCCTGAATCCCCATCACCGCACAGGTATCGAGAAGCTGCGTGAACTGATTGCCGAGGCGAAGGGGTAAGCCGTGACCGTCCCGAGCCCGCAAACGCCTTCCGACATCATCACGCTTGCGCTGAAGACGGCTAACGTCCTTGGCGTGGGTCAGGTCGCGGCCGCAGAGGACGTGAACGACGCGTTCAACCTGATGAACATGATGATGGCGCAGTGGCAGCGGCGCCGGTACATGGTCTACCAGCTCATCACGGCATCGAAACAGGCGACGGGCGCTATCTCGTACACGGTCGGGCCCGGTGGCGATTTCAACATCGCGCGGCCGTCGAAAATCGAATTCGCCTATTTCCGCCAGAACGCCAACACACCGCTTCCGGTGAGCTACCCGCTCGAAATCCTGAAGGCGCGCGAAGACTACGACCGTATCTCGATCAAGGATCTTAACGCCTTCCCACGGTATGCCTTCTACGATGCGGGCTATCCGATGGCGAACCTGTTCGTGTGGCCGATCCCGAACGCGCAGTACGAGATCGACATTACGGTCATGCAGCAGTTGCAGCAGTTCGCGACGATCAATGACCAGATCGCGCTTCCGCCTGAGTATGCGGCAGCGCTGATGTGGAACCTGACGCTTGAGCTTTACCCGTTCTATGGGCTCCCCGTGAGCGAAGTCGTGAAGGGTAAAGCTGAGGCGTCCATGCGCATCATCGAGGAAGTGAATGCGCAGATTCCGCTGTTGCAGATGCCCACGGCACTGCGCGGCAACAACATGGGCACCTACAACATTTACGGTGATCAGTACATCGGGAGCTCGCCGTGAAGGTGCCGCTTACGACAGGCGCCTATACGGCCAAAAGCCTTGTCGCGGAGGCGCAGCGCTGCATCAACCTGTACGCAGAGAAGAACCCGCAGGACGCCTCTTTTCCGTTCACCTATTACCTCACGCCCGGTCTCACGCTCAAGGCTACCGCTGCTGATGTCCAGTGGCGCGGCCTGTACTTCGCCTCGAATGGCGTGGGATACGGTGTCTGTGGCGAGTCCGTCTATCGGATCAATTCGGATTTCACGCTGAAGCTGCTCGGCACGATGCAGACCAACACCGGTCCGGTAAGCATCGTCGATAACGCGACGTACGCGGTCATCGTGGATGGGACGGCCAACGGCTACACGATCAAGCTTGCCGACGACACGTTCGCGCCGATCACTGATGGCGTGTTCGCGGGCGGCAACACCGTGAATTTTGCCGATGGTTTTTTCATCCTGAACAGCCCCGGCACGCGCGAATGGTATATCTCGCTGAACGATGAAATCGTGTTCGATGCGACCGATTTCGCGTCCAAGTCTGGATTCTCCGACAAGCTGGTCGGTGTCGGGGTGACGAAGCGTTACATCTACCTGCTCGGAGAACTGACGACAGAAGTATGGTTCAACGCTGGCGACACGACGTTCCCGTATGAGCGCATGCCCGGCGTGTTCATGCAGCACGGCTGTGCGGCTGTCGGCTCAATCGCGCAGATGGACGGCGAAATCTACTGGCTCGCACAGTCTCAGCAGGGCGTCTGCTATGTCAACCGCAGCCAGCAGTTCAACGCCACGCAGATTTCGACGTTCGCGCTCGATAACGAGATGGCGACGTACGCGCGCGTGGATGATGCGATCGGCTTCACATACCAGATCGAAGGGCACTTCTTCTACGTGCTGACGTTTCCGACTGCCGACAAGACATGGCAGTACGACCTGAGCACGGGCGAATGGAACGAACTGAACTGGATTGATGGCAACGGCGCGCTCCATCGTCATCGCGCGAACTGCTATGCCTCGATGTATGGCCAACCGGTTGTCGGCGACTGGCAGAACGGAAATCTGTATCTGTGGGACGTGAACAACGCCACGGACAACGGTAATCCGATCCCGCGCATCCGTTCGTTCATGCACAGCGTCGACGACAACAGCGACCGCATCCGGTATCGCGAGTTCATCGCGAACATGGAGGTCGGCAACGGTTCGAACAACGCGCCCGTGTGGGTGTTTCTGCGCTGGAGCGACACGCGCGGCAAGTCGTGGAGCAATGCGATCAAGACAAGTCTCGGTAAAGAAGGGGAGTACCTGACGTCGTTGCAGTTCCAGCGGCTCGGCATGGCGCGTGATCGCGTCTTTGAGCTTTCATGGTCCGCACCGGTCAAGACCGCGCTGCTCGGCGCATGGGTTCAGGCCGAATCAAACAACCAGTGACCATGGCTACGACGACGATCCAGACCGATGTCCCGCTGGTCAATGTTCCGTTCGTCGATCCGAAAACGGGCAACGTGACGGAAGCGTGGTTCCTGTTCCTGATCCAGCTATGGCGACGCACGGGCGGAAGTAGCGGCACGACGCCGACTTCGCTAACGGTTGCTGATGTGCTCGGGCTCGAAGAGACGTTCTCGCCCGCGCAGCCTGTCATAGGCCCCGATGCGCTCGTGGGCGAAACGATCTTCGGATCGGTCGGCCCGAAAGACGCGTCGCTGCTGGAAATGATTTTCGCGCCGATCGGTGCTTCATCGGCTGGAGGCGGGAGCGTCGCGGATCAGACCTTCGTCAGCGGAACGGATTTCACGCCCGGCGTGACAACATCGTTGACGCTCGGCAACTCGTTCGCGAACGGCGCGCAGCTGTGGGTGTTCTTCGATGGCGCCTTCCAGGGTGATGACCAGTATTCGCTCTCGGGAACGACGCTGACCTTCGCGAGCATGATCCCGGTTGGCGTGAACAACGTCTACGTGAAAGGACTTCGATAATGCAGCGCATTCCAAAGGCCATCGTCGCCGCGCAGCTGACCACAGCAGCCGCCATCTACTACACGGCGCCCACCGGCACGACTTCGACCGTCAATAACCTGTCGCTCACGAACACGTCGGGTAACCCTGTCACGGTCACGCTCTACCGCGTGCCCTCGGCAGGCTCTCCGAGCGCATCCAACACGATCATGTCGGCCTTCTCTCTGTCGGCTGGCCAAACGTATGTCCCGCCTCAGGCGATCGGCCTGCAACTTGAAGCGGGGATGACCTTGCAGGCGCTTGCATCTGCTGGCGGCGCAGTAACGATCGCTGGCGGCGTCTATGAAACTTCAGGGAGCTGAACATGGCTAATTATCGCGGTGTTTCGAACACCAATTCGTACGTCATCACGATCAAGCTGACGCCCGCATCTGTTCCTGCTGCAACGACCGTAGAGCAGACATTCACTGTGGCGGGTTTGAATGTCGGCGATTCGGTGGATGTGAACAAGGCATCACATCAAGCCGGGTTGTCGATTGGCAATGTCCGTGTTTCAGCCAAGGACACACTGGCTATCCAATACGTGAATACGACTACTGGAACCGCAATCACGCCGACAGCCGAAAACTACATCATCGGCGGCACTAGCGCCTAAAGGATATTTCAATGAAAACCATTTTTGACGTTACGGCAAGCCTTCAATCCACAGGGACGACTCAGTCTGATGCGACTTCTCTCTCGACGGACTGTTGCGTTATTACCTCTACCACCGGCAATGGCTCAGGAGTGATTCTCCCGAGCGATGCAAAATCGGGAGAAATTTTTGTCGTGATTGGGGCATGTGATGGCTCCCAAAATATATACATCTATCCGCCTAGCGGCGGGTCGTTCCTCCCTGGGAATTTTGCGGGTGCATCGCCTTCTGTCAATGCTCCAGTTTCCATGGGTTCAAACGTTACTGTGGCAGTGGTTTGCATAGGTTCCGGTATTTTTGCGGCCGCGCCGTGGCTATGAAGAACTTCCATCTTCTGGCAAGCGGAGTCGATGTGAATCCGCTCGTGCTCGCGATCAAACGGCGTCCCGAGTTGTGGAAGGAAGACACGTTTCTCCGTCATTACCCGCAAGGACCGTTCGGCGAGACCGAGACCATCATGCTCCGCTTCCCGGAGAAGGTCGAAGGACTGACGGAAGAACAGATCGAGCTTTACAAGCAGAACCAGCTTGCGGGTTACGACCAGTACGAAGCGATCGACTACCCGCCGTACAAGCTGCTGCACGAGGCGCGTCCCATCGTCATGAACCTGATGGCGCGCGTCGCGGGCGAGCGTCTCGGTCGGGTGATGATCAACAAGATCGTTCCGGGTGGCCGCATCTTCGCGCACGCCGATACGCCCGAGCAGACGCGCTACTACACGCGTTTCCATGTGGTTCTTCAGGGCTTGCCGGGCGCGATCCTGAAGTGCGGCGATGAGCAGATCAGCATGACGACGGGGGATTGCTTCTGGTTCGATAACAGCCAGATTCACGAAGTGATCAACAACAGCGCGAGCGACCGCATATCGATGGTCGTCGATATCAGGACGTCGCGATGATCACCTTCACCATCGAACCATTCTCCGACGTGTACACCGAACTGCTGCCGTTGCTCGCGGAGCATTACGCGGAGATTTCGACGCATGTTGACCATGGTATTCCGCTTGATCCGCTCGTCGAGGTCTACCGCGCGCGTCAGGCGGATGGTTCGTTACTGATGGTGATTGGCCGGGAAGAAGGCCAGATCGTCGCGTACTTCGTCTGTTTCATTGCGCCAGGGCTGCATTACCGCTCATGCCTGACGTGCTCGCCGGACATCTTCTTCGTCGCGCCCGAAAAGCGCACTGGCATGACCGGTATCCGCATGTTCCGGTTCGTCGAGAAGGAACTCAAACGGCGCGGCGTGAAGCGGTGGGCAGTGGGTAGCAAGGTCGCGCACGACGCGTCGGG